GAAATAAATTCTGCTCCTACTTTAATTGTCCCTGTTGTTGCAAAACCAGTAGTGGATACAACATCTATAGTAGTTCCAGTTCCTCCTGTTCCATTGGCATCATCTAGAAGTGCACCATTTAAAGTAGTTATAATTCCTGAATTACCTCCCCATGAAGATGTTCCCCAACCAAATCCTGCTGATTGGTTTAGTGGACCAAATCTAATATAAGGGTTAATGGTAGCTGCACCACTATCAGAGACAGAAACTCCAGCATTGGTTGCCATTGTTATTGTAAAAGCATCATTACTTATTAAACTTACAACTTGAAAACTATTTGTTGTAAAATCTGCATCTACATAACCCGCACCTGTTGGAGGAGTTACTGAAGTAAATGTAAAATAATCTCCTTCGACTAAACCATGTGCTATTTTATTAACTGTAACTGTAGGGGATGCATTTACTGTAGTAAAGGTTGCTCCAGTAATTGCAGTGTCTAATGGAGTAATATCATAAAAATCATTTTCATAATATATACCTAAAATTTTATTTGTACCTATTGCAGCATATCTTCTTCCATCTAAATCAGCCCAAACAAGTTGTTCTCTAACTAATCCTGCAATTGTTTTTGTAGTAAGTTGCTCCCAACCACCTATTTTTTCAGGTAAGCCGTATCTGAACCTTACAAAGTCACCATCAGTCCATTGACCTTCTGCGCCTGTTGCTGTCACTTGTTTATTAAATCCTGGTGCTATTTGTACGTTTGTTAATGGCATACAATATTATACCTTAATTATCTTATCTTTTAAATAGTATCAAATTCCAAGACAAATTATTTAGTAATTCATCTATATTAAAATCTTTTTTATTAGTGGATTTAACATATTCATTCAATTCTTCGATGTCAAATATGACCCAATGATCTATAGTTTCAAAAACCATTTTATCAGCTTTTGTATCAAAGTAACCTGTTTTTTCTAATTTATTTTTACTAACAGTTTGAATAGGTCTAATATCAAATTTAAAGATTTGATTAGCATTTTTTAACCTACCTTCTACATCCCAAATCTCTTCTACCTTTTGTTTTTTAGTTGGATAAGAAATATCTGTTAAATTTGAAATAAAATTTTTCATTCAATTAAGAGATTATATTCTGGTAGGTAAAGATAATCAATTTTAGATTTATGTAACGTATTTAAAGCATCTTCTATACTTTCAACCATTGGCTCGCCTGCTAGATTAAAAGAAGTATTTAGTAAAATAGGTATACCTGTTATTTTATAAAACTCACTAATAAGTGAGTAGAAATTTTTATTAAAATCTTTTTTTAAAGTTTGAACTCTACAGGTATTATCTACATGAGTGATTGCAGGTATTTGTTTTACCTTATCTTTCTTAACATTTACTGCATACATCATGAAAGGAGACTCTTGTAATCCAGCCATGTCAAAATAATCTTTAGTATGTTCGTAAAGAATAGTCCCAGCGAATGGTCTATAAAACTCTCTGTGTTTAACTTTATTTACAATATCTTTGCCGTTATTTTTAGTTGGGTTAAATAAAATACTTCTATTACCTAATGCTCTTGGTCCTGCTTCTGATCGTCCTTGAAACATAGCTATAATTTTATTCTCAGATAATAATTTTGCTACATCTTTTACACTAACTGTTTTGGTTTTTTCTTTTTGTAAAGGTGTTAATATTTTATCTTTGTTGTAGTCAATGCCATAGTAAATATTTTTTTGTGGGTGTTTATGATTAGATTTTGTTATTTGATAATAAAGTAATTTAGCAGCTCCCATAGCTGTTCCCGCATCACTTGAAATAGGTTCTATGTAAAGATTAATATCTTTTGGTAAATGTTTTTTAAGATAATAATTAGCAACACAGTTTAAAACATATCCACCAGATAAACATATATTTTTTATATTGGTTTTTTTAATCATGTTTAATATAATATTTAATGCTTTTTCTTGTGTAAATTTTTGTAAAGCAAATGCTAAATTAGCAGACTCTTGAAAATCTTTTAGGTTTTTAGTCTTTGTATACAGAGGATGTTTATTATCTTTTTGAATAAAATCTTCAAAATCTATATTGGTATCTTTACCATAAGACGAAAGACCCATTACCTTTCCAGCAGACTGCCAATTTTTAAAACCAAAATGCAAACATATTTTTTCGTAATATTTACCTAAACTAAAATTGTCTGTTAGTGTTTGAAATTGTTTATCTATTATTTTATGTTCTTTGTAATCAAAAAAGTAACAACTTGTGCTTTCTGTCATGCCGTTGTCTTGATAAGTACCATCCCCATCAAAAACAATTGACAAAGCAGAATCAAATCCAGAATTATAAAAAGCTCCTGCAGCATGTGTTAAGTGATGTTCTCTAGCAAAATCCTTTTCAACTATTTTATGTTTATCTTCAAACTTTGTTAAAGTTCTAAGTAACAAAAAAGAAATTAAGTTTATATTAAAATTATTTTCAATAGTTTGCACCAAAGGTTTCATTCCTGCTAAAGCTATTCCATTCAATTTATCTACTAAGTTTCTTAAATATAAAATATTTTCAAAAGGAATTCCTTCATATTTAATTCTATTTAATCTTTCTTCTTCAAGAAAAAATTCAACCTTACCTTTTTTTAAAAGACAAACTGCAGAATTGTGATGTCTGTTTACACCTACAATAGTTTTGCTATCTATTTCCATTTGAACCAGCTTGGTAGCCCTAAATGTGGACGTGTATCAAAAATATTTTCTTTGGCTCCTGGTGTTTTTTGGTTATTGTAGTGTAAAAAAACTTGTACACATTCTTTACCTTTGAAAGGTTTTCTCCAATGTTCTAACTCACAACCAGAATAGACTAACATATCTCCTGGTTTTAAATCTACTTTAATTCCTTTTTTACCTACTTCTCCAGATGGCTCTAAATATATTGGCCAATCATCACCACCAAGATTCATAGTAGTTGATATCTCACAACTAAATCTATCTTTGTGTCTTTTTAGTTCATCACCTTTTTTATATATTCTTGCGTAAGTATATGCAGGATATAGTTTCAATTTTGTTACTTCCTCCATTTTAGATTGACATTTCAACATCAAAGTCTCCATCGCAATATCAGAATAACAAGAATAAGTATTAGGTATTTGTTGATTTTCAGTTTCGTAATACCCAAGAGTAGTTTCAAATGGAGATATATATCTTTTTTGAATACAAGTATCGTACACTTGTTTTTTCATTAAAAAATAGTTTGCTACAAATGTGGCTAGATCTTTTGAAATTGCTTGTCGTATTACTGTATATTTATTTTTTTCAAACGACATCTTTAGCCATCTCTTTTGGTACAGCTTGTATGTTAAAATGTATAAATCTAAAAGATTCTATACCATGATCCACTGCAAATTCATGTTCTAAATACCCTGGAAATATAATTAATGTTCCAGGTTTTGGTCTAAAATTAACTAGTTCACTTCCATGAGAAATTTTTTCTACATCTTTTAATTTTAATTTAGTAGCACGTGCTCCTGTTCTTGGTTCGTGAAATATTGGATATGACGTTTTATCACTACATTTTAAAAAATAAAAACCTGACACATGTTGATTCCAATGTATGTGTGCAGAGTGATGACCCCCACCTTTTTTAGAAAATTCCTGTACCCACATTTCAGAAAACATAGTTTCATATTGCTGCATGTCATAACCTTGCCAATCTAAAAACTCCCAAGATCTTTGACCAATGTAATTTCTTAAATCTAAAAAATTATTATCATGAGTCAATGGTGTCGAGTGATGGCTTATTCCAAAATCACCATGTTTTTTTATATAATCACTATTTCTTTTTTTAGCATCTTTAACGTATTTATTTGATGCTTTGTTAAGTGATTGTAAAAATTCTGGTTTAAAGTCAAACCAGATCGGTGTTTTAAAATATTCAAAAGCTTGCATTATTTAAAAGGATAGCCAAGATGCCATACCACCAAACTATACCTCACTCCTTTAGTAACTGGTTTAACTCTATGCCAAACATGAGATGGAAAAATAATAATAGACCCTTGCGTTAATATTTCTTTACATTTTTTCAAATGTTTTATTTCTTGTCTCATGGGAGGAGCATAGTCTCTAAAATCAAACTCTAGTTCTCCACCTTCATATTCTGATCCGTCTGTTAATTGACAAGTCATAGATAGCTTCCTAACTTTACCATGGTCAGGATCGTTTATGTTTTTTCTTTTATATTTCTCTTTCCAAGAGTCGCAATGCCAGTCATAATATTGATTTAATTTGTATTTTGTAAATTGACAATTTTCAGATCTATGCCATTCAAAATTCCATCCTGCTAACCTATTAGCTCTGTGTACAAAAGGATGTAATTCTTTATATATCCAAGCGTCATCTAACCAAACTAAATCCGAGTTTCTTATTTTTTTTATATCTTTTATTTCCTTCTTAGATAAATTTTCATTATCGTACCCACCTGTTCTAGCTAAAACTTCTTTTTTCTGTAAAGCAAAATTTATAACATCATTACAAAACTTTGGTGTTAATGCAGATTTAAAATACCAGTAATAATTATTTAAGTTCATAAGTTATTGTCTGTATAAAATTTGGTATATCTTTTTGATTGTTCTCAATGTGATACAAATTAGAAGCAGGAAAAATTATAAACCTATTATTCACTAAAGGTATTTTCCAACATTGATTTTTAACTTTTGGATCGTCATAAATAATTGAAACAGAACAATCTTTTACTTTAACACCATACAAACAAACAAAATCTGGGGATTCGTTTAATTTAAAATAATCAATGTCTGAAATAAAATTTGTTTTTTCATTGGGTAGATACATATCTCCCCAAGTTTTCTTATTAAATAATACTTTTTTAAAATTTAAATTAAAATAATCAATGATATATGTGTTTAACATATCCCATGTTTTAGAGTAAGATTGTTCTTTGCTTTGTAGTTTTGATTGTAAAATATTGTTGCTTAATACTTCTTGATTTATTTCAAAGCCTTTTGGCATTGAAACATCACCATAATACAATACTGTTTCTGTTAATACTTTCTTGTGCATTTATGGTTTTATATATTATAAAACAACAAAAAGGTCAAATTATTCCCAAGCAGTACCATTCCAAACAACAATACTATCGTCTAGTTTTCTAGCTTTCCATCCTCTTGTATTATTTGATTGGTATAAATCTTCATCCCAAAATAATTGATATCTTGTTATTTTTTCATCGCCCGCATTAGTTCCTGCTGGTGCCTCTGAGTTATCTATTTCTTCTTGTGTCCAAACACCTGTATAAGTAGTAATACTTGGAA